TTAACTGGGAACAGTGTGCTCAACCATGCGAAGCAGATGTGAGTGAAATTGAGGATTGTCCTAATTACCAACCTCCTGAGACTGCCCCTGGTTGGGAGTACACTGGTGACCCTAGACCAAATTGTTGTTGTTTCAAAAGAGAAGTTAAAGACGTAGAGTTTGAGATTACATTTAGGAGAGATTTGGCTGATCTTACAGGTGTTATTGGACAGGGCGGAGGAACATTCGGCGTAATTGGTCATGTCGGGAGAATCATTACTGACAGTTGTGGAACTGATTTTATGCAAGAAGTGGTTAAAAATCCTGCTATGAAAGGTATGATGGGAAAGTTAGTTAATTGTTTGTGTAAGTGGGAGGGCAAAGATAGGGATATGGAGATGCCTGATATGCAGGGTAGTGAGGATCCTGGTCCAGGAGATGTTCTTGAAGATGTGGTTCCTGGATTAGGTATTGCCGAACGGTATCGGAATCCTTTGGGTGATTATCAAGACCCCGCGCTGCGAAGTAGAGGTTATAACGAGGGGTCTGATGGACAAAATGTACAACCTTGTTGGTGTAGCATGCGTGCGGGGCTCGGATTTTGAGCGCTGGGATGAAAAGCTCCTATGGCTAAAAAAAAATTTGGGAGCCCCTACGGGGCACTATATAAATATGAGGCGTGTGGAATAAAAGGATTACACCATGGGTGATAAACCAATGATTAATGATAAAGGTTATATAGACGTTAATTCAGCTTTAAAACTTAAGGAAGCTGAGGGTCGCGTCGAGGTAGAGAAAATGAATGCTGAATCTGATGCAAAATTCAGAGAACTTCTTATTAAAGAGAGTGCAAAAGAAACTGCATCAAAACACTTAGCAAAGTTCGCAGGTTTTTACCTAACTTTCCTTGTTTGCATGTTCATTTTTTCAATACAATTTGTGCCTGAAACGAGTATTGCAGTTGTCGCAGGGTTAATTACGCTTGTTGTAACGAATTTATCGACCATTCTTAAAGGAATCGTAGAGAATGGAGACGCTAAGGAAGAAGCGCTTCATGACGAAGCTAAAAAGAGAGGATTATTGAAATGAATTGGTTTTGGGGTTTTTGGTTTAAAGATAAATATAGAACACCGTTTAGTGTTTATAAAATGAGTTTTGCTGAATTACTTATTTTAGGTAGTATGATTTTTGGAATAGGATGCGGAGCTACTTTAGGAATAAAAAGTCTTATACCACAAGTAGAAAAATCTGTTACGGCTGAAAGCGCAATCAAAGGTTAATTCGTATGGCTCAATTTCCTCAATTTCCTCAAGGGCCAGGGGGGCAAGGCTTAGGTGGCGCGTTTAGGTATTACTGCGTGGACTGGGGCTTCAACGCGCAGTTAAACGTTCTGGAGAGACGTTGTGTTGGGATGTACGGGTCTCGATTTGACGGTTATGCGACTTTGAGTGAATGCCAGATGTTTTGTGAAAACCAAATCAGATTGCCAAGGAGGGGAGATAAGTGGCGTTGTGTAAATACGCAGGGTGTATGGGGATGCATAGCACAACCAGCAGCACTCTTTGGACCTAACGAAAGTCAATATGACACCAAAGATGCTTGCGAGAGCTTTTGTCTTCCACCAACACCTCCTATCACAGGTGGCGCAGCTAGGGAATATTGGGTCTGTAAGGAGTCCCCTGTGACAGGAGGATTCATCGGCAAGTTCCGAACATGTAAAACAGTGCTCCTGGACTGGGGCGCTGTGCCTCCTCCTGGAGCATACAGTACTTTAGCTGAATGTCAAGAAAACTGTCAATCTGACTATGAGAGGAGGGACTCTCCCAGGCCCACAATCCCTCCAAGGACAGGATGAGTCATAGTGATGAGTGGCCTCCGAATCACGGTTGGTGGTGCGATAAGCTCACCTGGACCTGTGTGCCTATGAACGGAGTGGCCGAAGGAATTTATAACACTAAAGAAGGTTGTGAGAGGGTTTGTATTGAGCCTCCGCCGCCTGGGCCGCGCACCCCTGGGTATATTTGCAGGCAGTCGGGAGTTGATCTAACTTACTATGAATGTGTAAAAGTGGCGGATGGTGCGACGTATAAGGATCTTAGAGCCTGCAACGCGAGGTGCGGGAGTCCGCATCCAACGGGGACCACCCCTCGGCCTGTCCCCGAAGATATGGGGTCTAATGATTTTCCTGCGTTTGCTCCCCCAACCACTCCCCAAGGCCATGGTTCTATACAGAAATGGGCCTGCAATGTACGGGACTTAGTATGTACAAAAGACCCTAATGGGATTTATAATACTTTAGCTGATTGTGTTCGTGTATGTCAGGAGCCTTCTACTAGAATAATTGAACGTAGACCAATAATTCCCACTAGATCAGCGAAGCCTGTACAAGAAGATAGAGTTCCAACCCCTCTTCCAACTACCCCTAGAGGAGGAGTTGGGGATAGGATTACCGTACCTACGCGACCGCTAAGAAAGCCACCTCCAACGAGGCCCCCTGGGACGCCAAGGCCAACTATACCTCTTAAACCTTAAGATTTGAAAAAACAGAACGGATTTCGAAACAAAGACCCTAGATACTGTGAGAAGCTTTCTATAAAACGTAAACTTATTAAGAGGTTGTTTATAGAAGAATCAAAAAGAATACATGGTAAAAACTTTAGGAGATAAACATGGATATTAGTGCTAGAATAAAAAAATTAGAGAACAGGCTTACCAATGCGAGAGGTGGTCATAAAAGAGTTATAGAAGCTAAACTTGGAAAATTGAAGCGAAGTGTTCCTGTTGTGGAAGAAGTAAAGGCTGCTCCAAAGAAGAAGAAAAAGACTACGAAGAAAGCGGCTAAAAAAGATTAAATATCTTTAATTATCCATCCGCTAAGTGTTTCAACTGATTTTAAGCGTTGAGCAAACTCTACTCGATGGTTGCCATCTATTACTTCATATTCTCCGTCTGAATTTTCGTAGACTAGAATATCAGAAGTTTTTCTAGCGTCCCAGGAAGTGTCTTCTATAGGTCTAATTGGTTCTAAAAACCGAATAATATTCTTAAGCGGGAGATTTGATTTATGTATTATTTCAAGTTTTGGCTTCTCTAGCAACGCTGCGTACTTGTAATCCTCCATGCAGTCTGGGTGTTCCCTCCAATCGCCTGTAAAAAATAGCACACTTGATTTATAAATCGCCTGATTTCGTTCTGAAATATTTTTTTCGTAACAGTGCTCCATTTCTAGGTTCATTAATTGAAAATATTTTTCTGTATCTCGTTTTACTTTGTGAGTTAGCAGGTTTTTAACACATCCAGACAAAAAATCCTTAGCTTTTTGAAGAAGTTCTTTATCTCTAGGAGGAGCACTCCCATATAATTTAACGATAGAGCGGATTTTTTCATTAAATTCCGCATTTGTAGGATGAGGCCAAAGGAATTTACTCATTTTTCAACACTTAAAGGAAGTTTTGTATGTCTTATGAAGGAATCTCGATTTTTATGCCACGAATCTCGGCCAACAAGTTCTCCTCTGGAGTTATGTAATATATTTATATCAATTATTTTATTTTTATAGCCTTGTAAGAAGGCAGAAGAGGTATAGTGGAGATCATAGAAGTCCCATTCCCCTGAAAAGTAGGGGGGCTTTGTAAGACTTACAGATTCTATAACTTTTCCTGTTGTTGCTAAAAATAATCCATCTAAAACAACAACTTCGCTAGGTTTTCCATAATAAGTTTCGTATTCTTTTCCCTGTGGGTCTAAGTGGTAGACTCGTCCGTGGTGCTTCTTCATCGCCCAGTGCTGCTGGTTCCACCAAACAGCGTCTCTACCTAAAAGTGACGTTCCTGCGGGGCCTACAAAACCAATTTTATCTTCGGATAATAACTTAATCAATTTTGATTTAAAGATTTCTGGTTTTTCTCTAATTTCTATATCGTCATGACACATGATGATGATATCGTCTTCTTTAGGAGCAGTAGTTAAGTATGCATGTTGGTAAGCGATAAAGATGGAGGAAGCTTTAGGAAGAAGGAATGACTGAATTTCACATTTGGCAAAATAAGAGAGTAATTTATCTGTAGTCTCCGTCATATCCTCTATTGATCGAGTACATATATATGCATAGATGTTCATACTATAATTATAATAGTAAGACAGTAAATTTTATGGAAAAACAAGAATTAATCGAAGAATTTAAGAGATGTAAAGAGGACCCAATCTACTTCATATCTAATTATATCAAGGTGGTCCATCCTATTCGGGGATTAGTACCCTTTAAGCTGTACCCCTTCCAGCACTCAATTCTAAATGCACTAGAGACTAATAGATTCAATATTCTTCGAAAATTTAGGCAGGCTGGGTGTACCACAATTGCAGCTAGTTACGCATTGTGGATGATTATTTTCCAGAAACACAAGCAAGTTGTTATTCTCTCTAAAGGAGATACAGAAGCTACTGAGGTGTTAGATAGAATTAAACTTATGTATGATGAGCTACCGAAAGTTTTTAAACCTGGAATAGCTGAAGATAACAAGCACACGTTAAAACTAAATACTGGGTCAATAATTAAATCCAGACCTTCTGGAAAGCAGTCAGGTCGATCTCTTGCGGGATCGTTGCTGATTATTGACGAAGCTGCATTTATTGAAAATATTGACACTATCTGGGCTGCAGTTTATCCAATTATCTCTACGGGAGGTCGCGCATTTGTACTTTCTACAGTTAATGGTGTAGGTAATTGGTATCATGACGTATACACTAAAGCCTTAGAAAATAAAAATTCTTTTAATGCGATTGACATAGAATGGGTTGACCACCCTGAGTATAAAAAGCAGGAGGGTTTCTCTGAACTTTATAAAGAGATGGAACAAAAGGGTTTGAACGTGGACGCTTGGGAAAAGACTACGCGAGCAAATATGCCAGTTAAACAATGGCTTCAGGAGTATGAGTGTTCGTTTTTAGGTACAGGTGATACTTATATTGATGGAGAAATTTTAAAAGATGTAGTAGAAAATATAAGTGAAGATTATTACTCCAAATATAATAACCGAATGAGGGTTTGGCAAGACCCCAAACCGTACTATACTTATGTTTTAGCTTGTGATGTTGCGTTAGGTCGAGATAGAGATTATTCAGCGTTTCATATTATTAACGCCTATAATGGTCAACAGGTAGCTGAGTTTTATTC